GTTCGTTCCTACAGTTTTTTTAAGACTGTTTTCGGCTAAGAAAGGGCACTTATTTATTTATTTTTTTTTAAGTTGCTTTTGGCCCTAACGGGAGTATCCCTTATATTGCCTCTTTCGAGGGGTGAAAACGTTTTACATCAGGTATCAAGTGAAATATGGATGGTGGGGTGCACAATGTGTTTCTTTTTTGATCCATCAATGATGAATTCCGATTCGATGAATTTAGTCTCTCTTCGATTCGTCGCAATTTGCGACCTTTTGAAATGAGGCACTCGTCCTCCGTGTCCTAACAAACGTTAACGGACCTAGGAGTAGACAAAATTCAACAATCAGATTCTAGACATCAGAAAAAAAAGAAACCATCCAAAACTTGCTGAATGCGAGATTAGTAATGGTCGGTGAGACAGATTGATAACAAATTATTTTTTACTTCAGGAAAACTTTCCATCATGGTATCTTCGGACCCCAATGTAAAATAATTAATCCTTGTTATCAACTACTGCTGTCTCCTCGACAATTACGGGTAGGATAGGAGGGACATTCATGTCCTCTGGAATCGTCTCGTGAAATTTTTGATTCATCAGTTCTAGGATCCTCTCCGGAGGGAGAGTTCCAAAGAAATCCTGTGTGAAATCAAGCTGTGAATAGAGTTCTAGGAACTCTCCCTCAGCATCGATTTCCCGAGTGAAATCAATTATTTCCGATTCGTCCATTTCTACCAAATCTCGTTCACGTGGTACAAGTGGATCACTAGTAAGGAGAACCTTTTGGTTCCCATTACTGGAGCGATCCAGCTTACCTGGTCTCCGTAACTTTGCTAATCTAACTTTAAATCTCTCTACATCGAAATGAGAAGGAGCGTAACTGGAACGGACTTTCTGAAGAAAATCCGGACCAATCTCCAACTCGACAACCTTGAAGAGAGATAGAAAAGAAGATTCCAATTTGCCTTTTACCAGTCCAATCGATCGAAACTCCTCTCGGAAACGTTCATAACTGAATGTTTCACTGGAAGTCATAAATCTGGACAGGAAAAGGTGATCAATCCGGTTCTGAATCCGTCGACGCTCTT